GCAAGGTAGTTCTTCGCAAAGGCAAGCATGTCTTTGCGTTGATTAAGTGTTGCTCTTTTCGAGAACACAAACTCCATATTGCAAATCGATTCACCCACTTTGAGAGTGGTGTTAACCGAGTCCATTACAGGAATTACTACTTTAGCAGTAACTCGTGCAACTTGACCACCGACCTTGGGAAGCTTGACGCTCAATGTCAAACCGCGACGTTCATCAATGGACGCAGCGGCTGTTTCAAAGAACTTCGCAACTCCTTGCGGGTCGATTGCTGACGGGTTGAACACGACGTTAGTCGGAGTTCTATCGCCAAGTGTGATAGCAGCAAGTGCTGTCATATCAATTTACTCCATGAGTTGTTGGGTTTTTAGGCCAACGGTTTAAAAGGCACTAGATCTTAATTCTTTGTAGAATCAGAGCTAGCGAGTTTGCCAGACGACCGACAGATACGGGCCATTCCAATTTTGGCAAAGGAACTGATCCGAGGAGAGAGGGATTAATGTTCTCTCTCTTTACTTGGAAAGTTTCTAAGACAGCTTTGGTCTGATTCGAATCTTGGGTCCAAACCCACCCTTCTCCATAAGGAGTTAGGTGGCTGGCGAAATACGTTGGGTTTAGCTTAAAAGTCTTAATTTCTTTTACAGACGATGTAAGCCAAACTTCACGTAGTGTAAGGCCATGGAGAGAACTTAACCGATTAAGATAGTCGCCGATTGGTAAAAGCCAGTCGATGACGAAACTAAAAGGTGTCAGTTCCCAAATGACCTTAAGTGGGCTAGTGAAGCCCAAAGAACTAATTGAAGATAAGAATGAACTATCGATCTGATACCAGGCAGTATATTTGAACTTGGCCTCTACTTCGATTGTATAATCGAGTATGACCTCGTCCATTTTATTCCTGATCTGGCCAGAAGAAATAGTTTTCCTCTTAAGTTTGTATTGGCCTTTAACCTTTAGTGGTCGAACTTTTTGGATAGACTCTGCAAGAAATTGCATAGCTCCATCAAGGTCTTGTACTAATGGTGCAACGCCATAGCGATATGCCAAAAACACGTCACTTGCCTCTTTCTTTGATTTAGGAATGAGGTTCATGAGTGCATCTGGTATACGACCCTTCTTCAATAGGATCAATGACTCAGCTATCTTCCCTGCAGCAGCACTTATCATGCCAACTGTTTGGGAAAGCTCGGCTAAGTCAGTCGCCAAATCTAACTTCTGGTTCTTAATAGCGTCGAATAAACGCCCTTTCGCTTTTAAGCGATAGGAGGCAAACTCATCGTTATAAACGGACCAAACACTCAGAGGTTTTGAATTCTCTAAGTATGTTAGACCTGCAAACGTAGTCCTTTGCTGATTATACAGAATCCATGACATGTCGTTAAAGGTAGAAAAGGAAGAAGCCGGACTAGCGAAACCGTTAGGCGGCTTACCTTGAATACCGAAAGCGATAGGAAATGGAGATCCGCGTAGAGAAAGTGATAATTCACTCGTCCTGAGCGCATAAATGTGTCCCGTATTATTATTATAATAAAACGGAACCCATGAATCGTACATGACGTTGTCTTCCCACAATCTCGAAACGCGACCAGATATACCTTGGCCGAATAAATCAGTCCATTTCTCGTGGTAATAATCTAAGCTGTTAATCTGCAGGTCGACGCAAGTATTCCTCGATAGAGTTATAGGCTTAAGTTTAAGTCTATAAACTTTAAAAGAGGGAACCTTTTTCGTCAACCAGACAAACTTACCAGTTTTTAGATCAAAACTACGAGTGCGTATAGTTTTAACAATCGGCTCTTTCACTAAAGTGTAGCGCCTCTTGTTTGCTTTACGCGTAGCCTTTAGCAAGGCATAGTTTGTATTACTGCCTGACCGTTGGACAAAATCCTTCGGCATGAATCCATCCTGAAATTCGCTCAAACTACGGAAATATTGTCTATCAACGGTCGAGTTCTGACCCCACGTATTATCATTGATATTTATCTCATTTACCGGCCAAATTAATGTCCGATGAGTAGTACCAGTGAAAAACGAAGGCCAGGTCCCAGACCATGCTAGAACACAATCCGAGGTTTTTACGTAATGAAAGGATGAACCATATGGCATAATACCTCCAGCAGGAGAACTACTCCCACCAAATTGAGTTGAAAAACTCGTTACGACTGCCAAATAGCAGCCGTAGAAACCACCCCAAG